CTCCGACATCAGCAAGCCGTAGATGCGGCCCATGCTGGCAAACGCACCGACGCCGCCGGCAAAGCCGCACGCCAACTCTTGCACCTTACCAATCTGGCGCTGGTCTGTGTTGACATCGCCGTAACCGACATGGAAGGTCGCCATAGCGTTGTGCTTGTAAACGTCCTCACCCTTGGCAAAGATGTCCAGCTTGTTTGCGCCGAAGATGCTGTTGGACGCCCACGGCGTCACCCGCGCTTCGATAGCTGCCCAATCGGCAACGACCAGCCGCTTGCCTTTGTCGGCCATCAGCGCAGGGCGTAGCATACCCTTCAGCACGTCAGTGACGCGGCGACCATGCGCGGGGACAATCTGGTGGCCGCGCACCATAGCCTGCCGCACTAATGCCGGGTCGGCTGCACACTTTCTTGGGAAGTTGTGGACCTGAAGCCCAAATGATGAAGCGCGGCCAGTAGCACTGCCTCCTGCAAAAACAAATGCTCCTCTAACTCGAAAATCTTCCTCATCAGCAAGCGCCGCGGCCCGCTCGAACTTTGCCACGGACGATGCCCAGAGATCGTCCGCGCACTGGATGACTTCCGCAACTTCTGATGGAACTTCATCTGGATTTTCCTCTGCCAGCGTGAGCAAGTTAGCGCGCACGTTCTTGTCAATAGATAGCTTGGCTTCACCGTCTTTGTAAATAGTCGCCAGTTCAAGCGCCTGCGGCCCTACCCTGTCCAGCACCCACGCCTTCATCTTGGGGCTGCGGACGGACTTAATCTCGCCCTTCGTCACCTCTGCGACGATGTCCTGTATCTCGACCAACTCTTCGTGGGCGTAGCGCACGGCGGCCAGCGCCAGCGGTCTGTCAAGCAGGACGCCACGGTCGTTGATGCGCTCGTTGGTGTGATAGTCGGCCAACTCTTCAACCGACAGCGGACGCTGCGCCTGCGCGATGGCCCGCATCGCCCGCACGTCCTGTTCGCAATAGTCAACCATTTCCTGCATCAATCCTGCGTCCTCGCGGAACGTGCCGTCGCCTTGCGGGATGGACAGCAAGCGGATCAGTTGTCCGCCGCGGTGGTCTTTCTTCATGGTCGCGCCAGCGAAGCGGCCCACATCCTCAAGGCTGCCCGGCGCACAGTTGGCGCGGGCTTGCGCTGCGGTGCAGTAGAACTGCTCCAGCTTGAAATCGACCTGAAGGACATACCAGAATATCAGGCGCTCGAACGCTGCGTTGTGCGCGTATACCAGCCCCTTGTAATCACGCACGGCTTGCGGGAAAGGCTCACTTGGTAGCCACGTCCGCACGTCATCGTCATCAAATGCGTAGGACATGCACAGCACGTCGGTGCTGGCGTCCTGCGCGTAGTTGTAGACGCCGCGGCTGCGTAAGTCGCAACGGCTGCGCGTCTCAAAGTCAACCCAAAGTATAGTCATGTTGTCACGCAATGAAAGCCGCAGCCGCCGAAGCCGCGCTTACCCATGTCCGTAGGCCAATCAGCCGGGATTTCGTCAATGAAAGTGCGGACGCCTTTTATGCGTGTCAGCCGCACATTGAACCGCCGCGCTTGATCCGCCCGCCGCGCGAACACGTCAGGGAAATGCTTGCGGATTAGCGCCCAGTAGTTAGGGCTGGTGGCTTTTACGCAGCCAAGGCAGTTGCCGTTAGGCATACCAATCTCGTATACATACGGACGGCGCACGCCTTGTTCTGCAAGGATTGCGTGCGTGTCTGTTTTCTTCAGGCCCATCTCGACTAGCGGCGCGCGCTGCTTCAGCGCAGGATAGTTCTCCTGCATATTTGTGAACCGCTTTGCGTCAGCCTTGTCGGCGGTGTAGCCCCACAAGTGCGTATCACTAGGAAGCTGAAAATCCATACGCGGCGCAAACTTTAGTTCGCCGGTGCAAGGCGCGCCGTTTATGCCAGCGAGATATCGCCGCGCTTCAAACACGTCATCTATCGTGTCGTATTTGGTGGATTTAAGGCGCAGTATCGGCTTGCCATACCATGCCTCAAGATCGTCTATAAAGCGATGGCTGTCTGCGTGGACGCTGTCGCCTAAGTCGCAGTGTGCGATTACGATGTCAGGGTTTTCCATAAGCGCAAAATGCGCCATCACTGCGCTATTAACGCCGTCTACCCATGCAATTATTCTGTTCATAGAAGTTCTCACTCTTCCGCTACTCGCCGGGGTGGTGGATCACCCCGGCTTTCACGCCCCTTAAACTACGCGACGACGACGACGCGCACCTTCAGCGGCTTCAGGTTCAGCGGCGACTTCCAACTCCGCGTCCTCTGGTTCAGCAACCGAATTGGTATCCATTGACACCCAATCGGTGATATCAAAAATAGGCGTATAGATGCGACCGTAGGTCTTGTGCTGGTAATGCTCTGACGACAGCGAGAGCAACGGCACAGGCTTAGTTTGGTCCTTGTCCACCTGATCGGCAATGGCAACAGCCAATGCCTGCACAGCGCGTTTGCCGCCGACTGATGTAGCCGTGAAGCGCGCCTGCATGTCCTTGTCTTCGCCGTTGGTGCAGACCAGCATCATGCCGACTTGCATTTCCCAACCGCGCGTTGCGCCTGATGGCGCTGGTTCCAACTCTGGCAGCGGCTCTGACACCGGCACCAGCTTTTCAGCCAGTACTTCGCCGTTACCCCATGCGATGTAGCCATGCACGAACGAGAACGGATTAGCGGCCCACAGGCTGCCGTCTTCAACTTCGGTCTGGTCTGCACCGAAAACCCAATGGCCTGTCTTGTCCATCTTGAGGATGACTGTGCCGCCCGGCGCAACTTCCGATTGGATGGAACGCAAAGCGCCAGAGAGGGACTGAACGGACGGCAAGTTAGCGCCGCCAAAAGTAGTGATATTCGACATTGTATTGTACCTTTTCTTTTACTGGATTTTAGACATAGCTTTTGTGAGCGTCTGTCCGATTTGCAAAACCGCTGGCCGAGGATCATTCTCCGGCGCAAGGGTAGAGCCTGTTGAGACGGCGGCAACTAAGTCCGCCGGCAATTCTATCTTAGCTTTCTTCAAAGCCTTTTCCGCTTGGGCTGGTGACAGCGGCTTGGGTTCGCCCCATGCCTCTATACCCGCTTGGGTCATAAATGCTACAGCCTTATCTTCATTTGTCCACTGTCTTGTGGCGCGTTTGTTGACCAGCTTCCAACCGGGGACTTTACGGCCTTCTTCCAAAAGCCCGTGCGCCATCTGCTGCAAATCCTTGATGAACGCTTCAATCAGCGGCGCCTGTTCCAGATAGTGTGCGATCTGGTCAATCGGCAGCGCGTCCATCTTGGCCTTCAGGGCGCGGTCTACAGCGCCTGTCATCACAGGACAGATGGGCTTTGCCGCGCACCACTTGCAATGGTCGCCTGACGCCAACGGCGCGTCTGGCCGCGCAGCAATCTTGACGGCAGCGGCAAGTTCTTTCTCGAACGCGTCAACGCGGGCAAGGTCTGTCACCCACCGCTTGACAAACGGCGGTTGCACGATGATCAGTTCGACTTCTTTGGCGCCTTCAAAGGCCCACGCCGTTTCCGCCGTGCGTTTAGCCGCCGCAGCGTAGAAGAGTAGCTGGCTGTTTTCCTCGACTTCGACAGCCACGCCATCGCCAAACTTCCAATCCAAAACGACCGCTCGATCACCAAGGCGACCAAGAAGATCGGTAGAACCAAAAACGTCAGGCAGAAAATCACCAAAACCAACCCTGCTCTCAACAGCATATTCCATCTCCCCCTTGGGGTCTATCTCGTCCAGCGCACGCAGCGCCGGTATCAGTTTGTCATCGACCAGTGCTTCAGTCAGCACGGTCTTCTCATAGGTGGTGCCGACCATGCTGTACGGATCAAGGTCGCGCTCCAATATGGCTGCAATGGTGTCGTGCAGGAGCGTGCCTTCGTCGGCGTAACTGCTGCTAGGCTGGGGTGGCATCTTGTCCACCAGCGCCACGCTGCCGGGGCAGTTGATGACGCGCTTGGCGGTAGAACCGCCGACTATCTTACTATGTTGCATACTGTACCTCACTTTACTGTTTGAACCGCCATCATACAGACAACAAAATTTGATGCAAGCCTTGAAATGCAAAAAATTTTGTGGTAGCTTTTTGTCATGACTGAGAAAGAGATAGAGCGGTA